CCCAATTTTTACATCAAATTGGAGACTTTAACTCTTCGATACCAAGCATTGGTGTTTGCATCAAGAGAAGCATCAGTATTAACTGTGTCTCCAGCAGCAACTGCACCAGCAGCAGCGAATGGGTTAGCAGCAAGACCATAACGAGTCTTGAAACCAATCTTAGGTTGGAAAGAACTTTCACCAACCGCACGTACCATCTGAAGTGGAACGTAAGGGCAGTAGAAGAATCCAGCGTCATAAGGTGAAGTACCTTTATAACCAACAACATAGTACTGCGAAGCAGATACGTTTGCAGCATATGGATCAACATATACTTTATAACGTCCGTTCATAACACCAGCAAATGTGGTAGTTGTGTCGTCTACGTTTAAGTTGTTAGATAGAGCAGGAGTGTAATCAAGTACACCTGCCATCTGAAGTGCAGAAGCAACATCAGCTGAACAGATAACCATGTTACCCTTCCCTCTACGAGTCTGTTGACCAATCGCATTGGCATCACGTTCTATTGCAAACATAAGACCTTTGAATTTCTCAACTGACCAACGACCATTGGAATCTGTATCTAAATCGAAGATACCAGCAGTAGTTGTGTTAACCTGAGCACCCTTGACCGCAGTAACATACAACGAGCGAATTACTTCACGGTTGATTTCTGCGAGGATTTCAGAACTTAAAATGTTAGAAAGTTCTGTCTCTGCGTCAAGACCATGAATTGCCTTCAAGTCTTGTGCGAGTTCCATTGTATACTCAGCTTTTAATGCACGACTAACAGCAGTCACAGTTGACTTCTCGATTGAGAATGCCATCTGAGCAAAACCGTTGTCTGAACTATCGCCTAATGCTTCTGCCTGAGCAGTAGTCATACCAGTTGCACTTGTGTAAGTTCCAACAGGACTGTCGTTAAGGACAGAAGGGTTAGTTTCACCTGATCCAACATCACCACCACCGATATCACCAGCAGAGTTTTGGTTAGATGCACCAGTTTGGCCAGGCAATGCCTCGTCAACAAGTGCTTCTGCACCATCTTGTGAAAGGAAAGATGAGCGCATTGCAAAGATAAGACCAGTAGGCCCTGTCATTGGTTGCACACCACATACGTCATACGCAATGAGGTTAGGCATTGCACGGCGTACTAGGGATATTAAGATTGGATCCCATGTATCGAATTGTCCACCACCTGTACTATTGACTGGTGCTGTCTCTCCAAGAAAACCTCGGTCTTCTCGTAGTGCTTTTTCTTGGTTCTCTAAGATGAGAGTAGTAACTGCCCGCTTATAGGGATCGCTGATCTCAGGAAGATCGGGATGCTCTAGGACTGGCTGCCACTTTTCTTGTAGATGTTCTGTCTGAAACATTTGTTTCTCCTTTTAATTTAAATACATCTGTTTTTTATTATAATTTACGCACTTGCCTTTTGATTACGACTGATTGCCGACAAATAAGCACTCATCGCTTCTGTCGTATCCATGTCCTTAGCAGTGCTACCATCTTCATCATTAAATGTCTGTTCGACTACAGTATTCTTAGGAAAGTAACTTTCCTTCAAAGTATTCAGTTTTTCTCGGAATGATTCCTCATTTCCAAAATCAACGTCCTCTGTGAGCCCTCTGAACTTCTCAATTTCTGTGTCGGCCAAATCTTCGGAAACCTCAGATATAACCTGTTCACGAACTAGTTTAGAGTTTGAATTAACCAACTCAACCGATTTCTCAATTGATTCGTTTAATTTGTCTTCTAATTCGGAAATTCTTTCAGACTGTGCTTCGAGAACATTATATTTCTCGTTAGGCACATCAATATAGTGATCTTCAAACAACTGTTTCAGTCCAGAAATAAAGTCTTCTGCAATTTCGCCTTTTAGTCCACGTTCAATTGCTAACTCATTCTCTTTAGTCCATTCTTCTACAACGTAGTTGAGATATGTATCTACTTTTTCAGTAAGTTCTTCTTTGAATGTCTCCACTTCAGTTTCTCTCTCAGAGCTAACTTCTTCGTGTATACGTTCAATTTCAGATCGTACTTTTGATTTAACAGCAGCTTCAAAAATTGTTGCTGCCTTAACTTTAAAATCTTCAGAAAGACTGTCATCGGCATTCATTAAAGCTTGTACGTCTTCTTTGACGTTGATATCTTTAATTCGTGCTTCAACTGCTTCTGCCTTCTGAGTTTCTTCCTCAGTAGGTTCTGCTTTTTCATAAGTCATAGCACTTTTCATATTTTCATATGCGGCCATAAGTTTTTCTTTATTCATTTTTTCCATACCAGACATCATGTCTTTCATGGCAGTCATGTATTCCATTTTAGTTTTAGGCATTTCCATTTCCACTAAACTCTCTTCGCCTTCTAGTTCATGACTAGCTGCAAGTTTTTGTGGTTTATCTGATTTGCCCGCACCCTTCTGTTGTGCATCGCTCTTAACTGGTTTTGCTTTCTTGCCAGCAATATCTGTTGGGGAAGATGTAGCAGTTGGGTCAACTACTGCTGCCCCTCCGTCTACTACTTCTCCGCCTGGCGTTGCAACGGCAATCTTCTCAGCTTTTGCGGCAGGAGCAGCACCATCAGTAGGCTGTTTAGATGCCTCTTCTAGTTCTGCAAGCACATCCGCTTCCAGCTCTTCAATTGTTTTATCTATTTCCGACATTTTGGTGTCTCCTTAATGCTGTTAACATATATTTATAAGTTATAATCTTTTGAGGAAGTTTGCAAATTCTAAAGCTTCTTGAGCATGATTTCTTTTTGCTTCTACCACATCAAATTCTTGTTTCATATCCTCTAACTCTGCTTCAAAAAGATGACCATGTTTCCAAACCCACTCTTTGCCTTCCATAATACCCTCAACAAATGCGTTGGGAGCAGAAGGATCAGCAACAATATCTGCTGCTGTTGCAAGATAAAAATCGTCACGAACATAGTTCGCACCATTCTTTTGATTCAAACTACCCATTCCTCTTGAAGAAACACCTAGTTTTGCACCTTCATCCATAAGACTCTTTACAATCTCACCCATAGGGGTTGACATTATTTTTGCCTCACCGATAAAATTCTTTCCATCAGGTTCTAAAGAAGTAATCATATGAGATACACGTTCCAGATTGACCGTTGGGCCATCAGGATGTCCTAGTTCTCCATATGCACGATTCTCTTTAATAAAATTCTTGTTGTATTTTATAACTTCGTTCTGAAGTACTTCCATAGGATATACTCGACCATTACGATTTTTAATATCAGCCTGCATAAAGATACCACGAATTTTGTAGGTCTTACCACCGTCTTCTTTTGCTTCGGTAATATATTCTACATCGTGGTCTACTGCTTCTGAAAATAATCTAACTGTGTTCATATTCCTATCCTTTATGCTGGTATGATGATGCCATCAAAACCTGATACTTTTTTCATTTTCAACCAAACTGTCCCGATACAAGCTGCATCATTTTCAAAGAAAATGTCTCCTGTAACCCCAGAACCAGCATTGTTTGCTAAACTAGGTAGTGATTGACTTCCAGCATTATAACTGCCGTTTGCGTTTAATGACATACATGTAACATTTGATGTAGCATCCCACTCAATTTCTAGTATGGAACTAACTGTCCAACTAATAGCAACAATAGAAACTCTGGGGTCAGTTGCGGCTCCAGCAAGTTCTGAAACGTCAACAACTTTGGTAGCCGTTCCGTTTGTACCAGTAATTGTGGTCTTGGTAATTAATTCAAAATCTGAATCTACTAGTGTTTGTGTTGCGAATGCCATTAGCTACTCCTATATCGATAACATTTCTTTTTCAAAATAGTCTATAAGTTCTTTTTCCCGAACTTTAAACTTTTTCGATGCGTTTTTAATAGTTTTATCAAAAGTATTTAGGAAATCCGAAGGTTTAGAGTCCATAACTCCAAAAATTTGATCAACTGCGTTCTTCATCTTCGGAGAAAGCTTTTGATATGTCTTAGATTTCTTATGTTCATCCCTTTCAACAACGGATAAATACATACTTTCAAATTTTTTAGTCATTGCCTACTTCTTTTTCAGCAGCTGCAACTTCATCTTTTGCTTGTTGAACAAATGTCTTTGCAACTTCTGACCGTTTAATTTCTAAAGTGTCTCCAATTTTTGTTGACATTGCAGTTTTAAAAACTTCTTCTGCACCTAAGTTATTTCCTGATGCCATTGCATCTACAAATTCTCTACTCATTAGTTATCTCCTTTTTCAAATTTTTGGCTATCGTCTGGTTTGCCATCATGTTCTGGGTCTTCATAATCTGGCATATCTTCTGGAGTTACTATTCCCCCAGCGCCATCTTGTGGATAACGAGTAATTCCGTCACCACCATCAGGAACAGCAATACCACCGTCCATAGGATCAATATCTCGTTCTTTTCTAATTTGGTCATTCATATCAGCAATTTCTGCATCATTCATACGCAAGACTTTCTTTAATACATATTCTTTACTAAAGAAAGTACCGATATATGATTGGATTGAATCAAGTGCTGAAAGTCTGTCATTAAGAAGTTCTGCATCTTTCAGTTCTGAAAAGTGACCATCTTGTAAAAAGTCATATTGAAGATGTTCTTGAATTGCGGGCCAATCTTCTGGTGCAATTACACCCTTCAATAACAACTGCGTTTTAAGAATGTCTGTAAATAAAGGAACAAACTTCTTACGAATACGTTGTACAAACTTAGTAAATTTTAATTCATCTCTTGTTATCTCTGATGCTCTACC